TCACCTTTCCGATCAACTCGCGAATTGTCTTCAACTCGCGACGGGTCTCCTGCATTGCTTGTAGCATATCCTCATTAGTAGCCATTGCCATTGCCACCTGTCGTTGTTGGTGCTGCTGGTGCCGCTTTCTTCTTCTTCCGTAAGATGCCGGTCTTGGCATCTGCCTTGTTGAACTCTTTCGCGACTTTCTGTGGAACGCCTGTGCGCTTCGCAGCGTCGGCGTCATGCGCTACCATAGCCATTAAGCGGGCTTGCGCTGGTGATGTACTTGGCATATCGTCCTCTATCATAGGTTAAGATCGAACCCCCTGATCCATAGGCCAGTGCCACCACCAGAGAAGTTGCTGGCGTAGAACACTGGACCTGCCCCAATGAACGTTCCACCAGTGGTGACCGGCAAGTTGGCGTTAAGACCAGCACCGGTTGTCTGGAAGCCGCTCAGCTGTAGCGGTGCTGGGTTGGTCACCGAGCCTGATGCGCCGGAGTTGCCGTTAGGCGCCGCCATCACCCCGGTGCCGGGACCGGCGTTATTGCCAATCACGATGAATAGGTCGTACGACTTAGCGTTGAGTGGAACGTAAGATGTCAACGACACCGATGTCCACGTTGGCACGCTTATGCTGCCAGATGCGTTAGAGATCGGATTGGGCAGAGCCGCGCCGGTTCCCGCGACTCCCGGCTGATACTCGACCTTGTTACCGCGCTGCCGGGTGCCCATCAGAACCGCTGACGCTGGCGCCGTCTTTAGCACGCCCAGCGGAGCCGCTGCGGTATAGCCAGTTGGCAGCGTTGGCTTCAGCGCCGTTAGCGTTGTTGCCAGCGAGATCATCCACGCCGATGTACCAGAAGCAGGGTTGTAGATCGCCCACACGGTATAGAACGTGTTCGCGACCATTGCACCGGTGTCTAGTCCACCAACGCCAGTCGTGGCCGTGTTGATGCCACCTGACGGTGTGCTGGTGTAAAAGTATATCCCATCGAACAACACCACTGCTCCAACGCTGGCCGTTGCCGTGGTGTTAGTCAGCACGTCAATCGACAGGCCACCAGCGTAGTCGCCCATTGGCGAAGTCGAGTTGGTGCTGCCTTGAATAAGCTCAATGTACCACGTCGCATTGGTCGCAGCGTCAGTCGAGATCCACGCTGAGTTACCGGGGAAGATGATAACACTGGCACCGCTTGGGCCGTTCTCGATGGAGTCATTGGCGTTAATAGCTAACGTCACGTTACCGCCAGACTGCGGCAGAACCTCGACCCAAAAGCCAAAGCCGGGGAACAGCGTGTTGCCTCTAGCCAGCGTCAGCGTGATCGGACCAGTGGCCTTGATCTTCTGAAGATAATTCGACGCCCCGATGCCCGTAGAGGCATTGACCTTGTTGACCGAGAACAACACTCGCAGGTTAGTCGCACCGTCGTCGGCCAGACCGCCACCAATGTTCTCTACCGCAACGGTGCCGAGGCCAAATGCCGTGCGGCCCGCGGCCAAGCTCGCAGCACCGACCACAGGCGCCATAGGCGCGGAGATAATCCCCGTCGCGGGTGTCACGCCACTAGACAGATTGCCGCTGCCGTCCCATGCAAGGAATGTGTTAGCGCGCTGTGCGACTGGCGTAGCGGTATAGACCAGCCCAGTTGGGTCGGTTGGGTTGCCCTGAAGGAACTGACCGAACGACGACGTGAACTGCTGGTCCAGCATCGTCAGGTAGTCAAGCGCCTGCTCGATCACCGTCTGCCAGAGCACGCCTTGGTTCTGCAAGCTGGTCAGCTGCGTCAGTGGCATCACGCGCTGGATAGTGATCGTGGATCCGAATGGTAGCGGCGTGCCACCAATCAGCGGCGAGCCATACGTCACCGTGCCACCGACCGGCGTTGGGTTCAGCTGGATTGGCGCGTTGAGCGTCAGCTGGAACTGCGTAGCACCTGGGCCAAACACAACCGTCGAAGATACGCCCTGCGCATTGACTATTGTCACCTGTAAGAACTGCGCCGACTGCGAGACCGTATTACCTCCCGGGATCGCGAACATAAACGAGAAGTTCGTCGACGACCCATCGCCCTGATAGGTGACTTTGCTGAGCGTGCTGCTTACGGACATATCACATACCCATAGCTGAACTCACCGGGAGCCCCCGGAGACGGTGGTGGGGGTGGGCCGGGGAAGAAGTTGATGCCACCCGGTACGTTGTGCCAAGGCTGCTCCTGCACAGTGCGAATGACGTTGCCCCACTGCGCTGCAAAGACCGGTGGTGCGACCACTGGCGGCGTACCTGGAGAACTGAACGGAGTCGGATGGCCAAGCGGATACTCCTGAACGACCCGCGCGTAGATGCCCTGAAGCGGTGGCCCGGGTATCGGCAGGTTCGGCGGGCGCCCTGCGAACGTCCATGTAGTTCCACGATAGTCCCGCTCGTACTGATTAGGATCAATCCGGACAACGATCGTGCTGACGAACTGGCCGGGTTGTGGGCCAGTCGGTGCGCCCGGGATGAATATTTTGCCGAATGCCATGTCACTATATCGGTACCATTGCTACTTTTGCATCTGGCGGCGGCGTGATTACAACGACGATCTCGCCTTGGTTCCCCTGAACTGGTATTGGTGAGTCGGTACTAGTACCGTTCCCAATTATTCCTCCTCCTCCAACGGTCAACGTGATTGACATTCCAGGAGCGATAAATGTCTTCTCCCCTGCTTTTGGTGGATAGTAGAACCTTTCAAGGACATACTGCCCACTACCACCCCCACCGCCCCACACGACGCTGCCCTGATCCTCTCCGCCAGTACCTCCAGCGCCGTTGTTATTGCCAGCACCGGGATAGGGATCAACTGAAGGCGCGCCAGTACCCTGCTGGAATTGCGCGCCAGTCGTACCGGTGTTGCCATTGATAACAATATCAGCTGTTGGGTTAGCAGCACTGCCACCTGGGCCGCCTGGATTATTGCCGGAGGCGCCGCCACTGCCACTGGTTCCACCAGAGCCCGCGCTACCTGTGATAATTACAACCCCATTGACCGTCAAAGTAGATGCGCCACCGGCGCCGCCATTAGTGATTCCAGTCTGAGCGCCGCCACCGCCGCCGCCTCCTGTCAGAGCTATGGAGAGAATGCTAAACGGCGGGACCACGAACGTATTCGCGCCTATAGTGGTAAACACTATAGTTCTCTGCCCTTGGGATGGTGGCAACTGCGCCATTAGAGACTCTGATACTTGACCGGCGTGTACTGAACGGAGTGGTTACCGCCGGTAGCGTTTAGCGCTACGCCAGTGCTGTTCAAGACGAAGATCCCCCACTTGCGCGGCATGGTTCCACCAAAAGCGTTCTGGATCGAGTACGGCCCGCCACCATAGGTCGCGTTAGACGTAGCCGTGACAACTATGGTCTCCAGCAACCTCAGCTGGTTAACACCAGTGGGTGTTATAGTCTGATCCACAGTGCCAAGGTTACCACCCGAGTAGTTGGTGCCGTCAGCCGTACCAAAGGCCCAGATCTGGATGGTGGTGTTGACCGTTGGGCTCGTGCCGGTGGTGACCTTCACCTGCACAATCGAGTCAATCGCCAGATCAGTGCCTTGGTTGTCCACGACCACGCTCTGCCGACCCGCCGTCGCTGAACTGGGCAACGACGCCAGTGTGCAGGTCATAGTGTTTACTGACCCGTAGAGCGGAGTTGAGGTTGTCACGGCGGCGTCTCCTCATAGATCAACTGACCCATCGTCTCCTCATGCGTGCGCATGAACGCCTGAGCCACCGGCCCATTCTGCCAGAACCATATGTCCTCGTCCGGAGGGCTCTCGATCTGCGCTCCGCACTTCCGGCATGTCATGACCAAGCGGCGGTCGATGTTCTTGCGCCTGCCGCTTGAGAGCAGCAGGGTCGTCTTCATTCTTCCCACGTCACATCGTAGGACGAGCCGTTGGAGTCGGTGCCCGCGATGTTGCGGCAGCTGAGCGCGCCTTGGAGCACGCCTGTGCTGACCCACCACGGATTGGCCAATGGGAACACCATCACACCCAACCCACCCTGCGCGTTCCAGTCTTGGCCCCAGAGCGCAGCTGGATCAGCTGGCAGGGTGGGCTGAGTGGTCGCATACGTTGAGGTTAGGGTGAACGCAGCCGTGTTGTAGTTTGGCTGGTGCCCATTAACCGTTAGCGCGGTCTTACCCCCAGTGCCAGCGGCCGACGGCCTAACCCAACGCGTGCGATAGCCGGTTGAGGTAATCAGGCGACCACCCCAGCCGATTGCGATGATCTTCCCAAAGACACCTGTACCGACCGAGTCGACGGTCCAGTTGTCGTTGGTCGTCGACGGTGTAAACGCACCGTTACCACCAGAGAATGTCGGCATTGACGTCTCCTTTCAGATGCCTAGGATCTTGGCGTTCTGTTCCTTTCGATAGTTGTTCTCGACTGCTCTACGCATCTCACGCTCAAAGACCTCGCAGCCGAACGTCTTTACTCGCTCGTAGCAAAGCGAGCATAGGAAGCTATCACAGACAAGGCACCGCCCACCGTGCTCCTTCCACTTGCTACGCTTCATCATCCGGCCACCGCAAGCGAAGTGCCCGCAGCCGAGAATATCATCCTCGCTAAGTTGGCCCTCACTCGCGCGGTCGTCGTTGAAGAAGTACCCTGCCTGATCGAAGATCGAGAGCTTCATCACCCCTCCAGATTGGGGCTGTTAATCCGAACGCATTCCAAGCACAGCGTCACCTGCTGTAAGCTGCTGACGGTCACCACGTTGAACCCAAGCACGTCGTTCTGGTTGATCTGGGTGTTCCACCCAATCAGCGCTGTGCCGCTGGCGGCGACCCCTCCGGATAGCGTCGGCCTATCGGACGCGCATATACTATCGGATGGGTTAGGCACATGCCCGCCTAGATATAACGCCTTCGTGGTCTTGTAGATGTCGTAGATGATCGACCCGCTCTGCCCTGCGTAGATGTTCCAGCCGTGGATCGTCAGCCAGAACGGGATCTGCAAGACCCCCTTGAACCCGGCGCCGATTGGAATATTGGCACTGATGACGAACTCAACGTCCGCAGGCAGGTCAGTTGGCACCCATCCCACGCTTGGCCCAAGGTACGTCCGCGCTACCTGCGGTATCCGACCGCCTTGATCAAGGTCGAACTGCGGCACTAGAACCTCCTCTGACCCTCCTTCAGCGGAACACCGATCTTAGCTTGGAGCACAGCGTTGGCCTCCATGAGTTCCTTGACTTGCGTCTGCAAAGCCTTGAACTCATCAGGGCTGATGACCTGACTGTTCTTGGGCATCGGCACCCGCTCCTGTGGCATCTGCATGATCTGACGCTGAAGCGAAGCCAGTAAGCTCTGCGTGAACGCTTCGCCGCCCATAACGTCGACGTTGAAGCCTTCGATCGGGTTCTTCCATTCGAACTGCTTGGAGACTTCCTTGGCTTCCTCGTCGAGCGGGATCATCTCTGGTGTTGGATCACCCTCAAACGGAATGTCGTCTTCGTTACCCTTACCTGCCCAGCACACCACGATCCGACCGGGATAGTTGTGGTCGGTGGTCCATTCCGGGTTAAGGTACAGCGGGACCTCAAAGACCTTCCTCGCGGCGCGGCCCGTTCGAGGATCGGTCTCCTTATACTCCCACTCTATCCCCGGCACCTTAAGGTAGTGCGGGGTCCTCAATTGCCATCTGGCCATTAGGCCCTCCTATTGCTGCGAGTAATAAACCGTAAAGTGAACAGGGCCTGTGCCAGTAACAACGATGCACATGCCTGCGCTCTGTGCGCTTGAGACCTGACGGCTGGTGCCTGTCAGCCCAGCAAGGGCAGCAAAGTCATACGCAGCCGTGATATTGAGCGTGCCGGTGCCACAGGTAGCGCCAGTGCCAGTTATTATCTGGAAGGTCGCAGCTGCCGCAGCAGTTACCTCAAAGCCGCAATAAGTAACGGCTTGCCCGGTGACTGGCGCGACGATCTGTGTAGTACCCACCGCGCCAGCACCGTTAGCCGATTTGTTGCACAGCACTTGCTGTGGCCCAACGCCTTGTGCGGGCGCTCCCTCGCATAGCGCGAGTAGAACGACCAGCGAGAGGAGCGCTCGTTTCATCTGAACCTAAACCATTTGAGATTGGCGAAGTTGAACTGCCACTCAACCGACGTGCCAGCCGTTAAGGTCTGAGCCGAGTAGGTTGGTGACAGCGCTACCTGCGCCTGCGGAGTGTTTGTGGTCTGCACCGTCACCATCGTGGTTAGCGTGGTGTCGGTTGCGACTGTGATGGTCTGCCCATCGAACGCTGGGTTCGGTAGGGTAATCGTCCAAGTCGTTGGTGCGGTGCCAGTCCACTGAAGCGTTGAGTTCTGCTGCGTGGCCGAGGTCGTAAAGGCGCCAGCGCCTGAGAACAAGGCCAGCGCTGTGCCGTTCCGCACAAGGTTTATGCAAAGAAAGCTCGCCGGGCCTCCAGGGCCTTGGCCAGCGTTCCAGCACTCATTACCGGAGACGTTATTCTGTGCCACCGGCTGTGCAAGGGCAGGGGCGGCAAAAGCCGCCACCGCCAATGCTAATGCTAAGCGACGCATCAGTTCGGCACCGTGATGCCGGGCTGATAGCCGCTCGGGAACGGAGCAGCAGCAGTACCAGACCAAGGCTGGTCCCAACGGTCGATAACGATGCCAGCGTACACGCTTCCACCACCGGGAAGCGCACCGCTAGCCGCAAAGTTGACCTTAAGGAACCTTGGCATCGGCTGGCCGGGGATCTGACGTGGAACGTCCACGTTGGCCAGATAGACACCGCTTACCAGCAAGCTCGACGCTGGTACCGCTGGGCTAGTCCACATCACTGTATACGCGCCGGGAGTGCCCGTTGCGCCCGGAGTATCCGGTGCGCCCTGAAGTGTGCAGGTCAGAGTGTTAGCCGACGTTGTGTACGGCGTTACAATCATGATCAGCAGCTTGAGCATTGGGTCGTCACCAACACCGATGTCACGCGCGCCACCAGCGGCCACCGTCGCTGTGGTTTGCGGAAGGCCCGGGAAGTTGACACCCAAGTCGATGACGTTGGAGGAGTCGGCCGTAGTAGTCACCGAGTCGGTGGTTGTTCCGGTCGCGACGTTCCCCGTGAAGGTGAGTAGTCTGTCAAGGATCATGTTAGACCACCCTTGTCTCGTTGTTGAGGATTGCATCACAGGTCCTGACAGGAATACCCCGGAACGTAGTGATGGGCTTGCCTTCGAACTCCTCAATGCGCAGCAAGACGTTGGTCTTGTTCATCGCTTGAAGGTCGAGGTAGGTGCGGACCACACGATTGCAGTAGATGGTCGTACGGCCCATGTTGGCTCGGATCTCAGGTGTATCCGAGGATTGGATGGTGCCAGCGCTGACGGGTTGTGTCGGGAGGCGATAGATCCCGCGAACCAAGAAGTTAATCAGGTTCGCAGCGCTGACACCAGTCAGCTGCGTAACATCGATGTTGGCGATACGGACAACATAACGCCAGTCTCTCAGAACCAGTCCGATCTCCCACTTGAAGTGGTCTCGGTAGGCCTGATAGGTGTTGCCAGCGCTGTCCTGTACCGGCCACTCACCCATGTCACGATGCTGAAGTCCGGTGACCTTGCCCTTCGGGAACGTTGCATGGAGCGTGTCGCTGCCCCATACTGCGATCCAGATGGAAGTGTTGACCGACGCCGTTCCGCCAGCGTCCAAGACGTTGTTAGCGGTCTGGCTGTTCGTTGTAGTAACGGTCGAGTACCGCGGGGCGAAGCCGGTGAACCGTTCCGGGTTGATGAACTGGTTCCCGTAGATCAGCGTCGCCGCTACCTGTTGGGACATGCCCTGAAGGAACGCCTTGACTTCGGAAAGCCTGAACTCAGCGGTGTTGCCGTTGAGGTCAGCTACGTCCTTGTCAATAACAGCGTACGTCTCAAGGTTCCCGCAGGTATCGACGATCTGCGCGGTGGTTGACTTAGCGTTTGGCACGCCTTGGTTAAGGAAGCGCCATGTTGCCTGAGGCAGACCCGTTCGGACCGTGGTCTTATGACCGGTGGGAAGGTTGCCTTCCATCACCAGCATATCTTCCAAGATCTCGTTGGTCTGCGACAGCAACTCTATGATGGTGGCCACTCTATAGCCATCATCCATGCGTTTAGCCCAATCGCCGTAGGTGAGGGCGAGGGCGCCAATGGTTGCCATCGATTACGTCCTCTATGGTAGGTTAGGATAAAGAGCGTGCGCCGCTGTCTGCGGCCGCCCTTGGTTGCCTTGGCCAAAGCGGCTTGGCTGATTACCGCTGACCGGTCTGCCCTCTGTGACTGCTTGCGCGAACTTATAGAAGACCCGGATAAATGCTGGATGATCTCCGGCGCCTGTTATGTCCATAGCGTCGCGAAAGTCAGATGCCAATTGGGCATCGCCAAGTTGATTGATCGCTCGCGATACCGTCTCCTTGACTTGCGCCAAATTACCACCGATCTCGGCGTGCTTTGACGCTTCTTCCCGCCAGCCCTTACGCATATCTACATATGCCTTGAAAGGGGCATCGTGGGACTCTTGGGTCTTCTTCACGTAGAAGTCGACCAATCTCTGTGCCTGCTCTTGGTTCAGGTTCATGGTCTTGAAGAGACCGCTCGCTTCCTGCGCAGCGGCCGCGTCAAGGGTATAGCCTTCGGGGACCTTGAACTCCTGATATGACTCTGGGGCGCCTGTCGGAGCCTTAGCTTTCTCACCTTCGTTAAGAAGGGACCGGCCATCATCGTCTCCTGTCTTCGTAGTCGACGTAGCTGGTTGTGTCGTTGTCGGCTTCGTCTCCGTCGTCGTCGTCGGCTGGCTCGGTGTTTCCTCCGGGGCTCGGCTCGATGACTCGCTGATCTCGCCCGTCGCCGTTCTGACGATTCCGCTCGCGTCTGGTGTCTGCTGTGCTGCTTCTGGCATCTGACTCTCTCATCATTGTTACATATTGGTCTGGGCAGGCCTGCATTATTCCGAGAAGGAGCAGTAGCCCGATGTTACGTTCACCCTCATTAAAAGCGGTCTGGAGCGCATTGCCGGTGTGGGAGCAGGCGAATACGTGGGCTCGGACCAGAATGTCCAATACCCATGCTCGACCGACAGCAGTCGCCATGACCTCTCGGATAAACTCCTGCTTCTGGCGATCATCGATGCGAGCCTGCTGTCCAGCAA